TTCCAAAGCATTATAACTGTTCTATCGCTTCCAAATCGTGCTACATCACAAGTTATGTACTTATCTCCATCAATACCTTGTTGATTAAATAAACTTACTATAGCATTGTAATCTATTAAACTGTCATCAGTTGCATCATATTCCCAGTTACCATAAAGAAGTCTTTGCTTACTTAGTTCGTCTAATTCAGATAGCTGCTTCTCATAATGCTGAGAGATATACTGATTATCTTTAACTAAGGACTGTATAAACTTTCTGTAAGGTTTTATAGTGTTGTCTTTAGCAGGTCTGTAGTATTCTGTATATACCCAGTTCTTAGCAGGGTTACAAGTCATTACAAGTTTAGGTATTAAATCGTTCTCATCTAATTTGTACCTTAATCTTGAAGCTACTACGTTCTTAGCCTTTTCCGTTATTTGGTTTGCTTCATCAATAAAAGCACCAGTAATCTCAAGTGAACCTAGACTATCAAAGTTTCTGTCTGATGGATATAAGAACAAGTCTTTAAGTATTATCTCACTTCCGTTATAAAAGCTAATAATATTACTTGAGCCATTGAATGTATAGTGTTCTCCTGATTTTAGATTCCAAGCATTACAGACTTCAAAGAAAGTGTTTAGAGTAGTCTTTTTAAGAGCATCTAGCTTAGACCTACCCATTAGATACCTTGTGCCTTTATACTGTAAGCACATTAGAATTAAATAGCTTACACCTACCCAAGACTTACCTCCTCCTGCTGCACCACCAAATAATACTTCTTTAGTCTTTTTATCAAATAGGTATTTAAGACATTCCTTTTGTGTTACAGTAAATTCAGGATTAATCTCCAAGATTTATATTAATTTTGATAGGTTCGTTTCCTGATGTTAAATCTATTTCTTGCTTTTCATTATAACCTCTCTTACGTCCTCTTGTTCTTAAAAAGAATGTAGTAGCAGTTGTACTACCATTTTCTATTTGTTTCTTTAAATGTGTTTCAGCAAAGTCAATAAACTTACTGTCTATACTGTCTACTGCTTTACGATATTCCTCGTCATTTTTATACCATTTATAATGTTGTGTTCTACTTAGTCCTGTTTTAACACAAGCTTCGGTAACTATACCTAGTGTAAGTTCTAATGCTTCTATCATTTGTTCTTTACCTACCTGTGTTCGTTCTGTTCGTTTATCCATAGTATATAATAGAAATTAATTGTATTCATTTGGCAGCATTAATCTTATGCCTAAGTCAGACAATGCCCATATTCTAATCTGTTCTGCATATACTTCAAATTCCTTAGTATTCATTCTTGCTGTACTATTTAATGTTTGTATACCTATTGTTTTGTTTTCAGATAATTCTATAGTTTGCCATTCTGTAGAAAATTTTACTTTTAATATATCGTGCATTTCATCAGGAAAAAAACCTGTAAAATCTGATAGTTCTTGCACTATACATTTCCAATAATAATTATTCTGCATATTGCTTCTGTTATTTCTTTGTTTCTTTACATCAACTATATAATCGTTTCCCAATTCTCTTAAATAGTTTATCAGACTTTGCTTGTCTTTATCATCCTTTATTACAAACTTCATTAGCTTGTAAATTTTTCTTTTGTTTCTTTCCACATTCTATCTTGTCTTTTACTTAGTGATGGTTCTGTTCTGCGTAATTGAGGAAAGCCATTAAACTCTTTTTCTACTTCTTGCATATACTCGCCACACTTAGGACACTCAGTACCAAGATTGACAACTTTTCCATTCTGAACTTTCATAACGACTTTACTAAATTCTTTTTTTATTTCACATTTGTTACATTGATATATTAACATAGTTTTAGTTTTAAAATAAAGGAGAGTATAAAAACATTTAATTATTATTATGGCATTATGCCTACCCTCCTTTATATATGACTTATTCTTACATTCTTTTTCTTATCCTTTTCTAATATCTCCAGTTGATTACTTAAATGGTCTATAGCTTTTTGTAAACATTCTTTAGGACTATTATGCTTTCTATCACTTCGCAGAATGTAGGTAAGTGCAGTAGCACAATTATAATTTAATTCGTAGTCCTCTATTATATCAAATGCTTTATAGCCATAAACTTTTCCTGTATAATAATTTGGTGTTTTATCTTTCATCTTTTATGTTTTATATTTTTCTACTATTTGTCTTATTCCGTGATAGCAACTATTTAAACAAGAACCACAGTTACTTGTAGTTTTATAGTTGGCATTATATATAGTATTATATATTTCTATCATTTTCTTTTTTACTGTTACATTCTTTGCTACTCCTGTCTTTACGTCATCCCAAATCAATAAACATTCTTCTATTAATTCTTCAGGTATGTCATCAGGTCTTTCTACTTCTGTTGTCTTACCCCAATACTTTTGAGGACACTCCATTACGGAAATTCTTGACTTGATTTTCATAAAACATTTACAAATGGAGCAATTTCCTAATAACTTTTTATAATACACACAACCTCTACATATATCCATACGTTCTTGATACACCTCATCTTTAACAAAGAAATTACTCATCTAGCAATTCTTTAAGTTGTTCTCTTACTTTGTCTATAGTCGTGAACAGACTGTTTCTACTTATGCCTGTCTTTTTCGCTAGTCCTGTTAATGTATTACCCTCGTAATAATACAATCGGAAAACTGAAGCATCGTACCAGTAGATTTGTTCAAGGGCTTGGTCAATAAGTTCTAGCTTTTGCCATTGTTTATATTCTTCAGGATTAGGTATGTTGTATAAATTCTTTTCATTAGATGTTTCTCCACTTTCTGTAATGTCGTAAGTTAATGTACTTGCTTGAGCATCTAAGTTAGTGTAGTATTTCTTGTACTTATAATAGTAAGGACTTCTTACTGATGTAAAACTTCTTCTTAATACTACTGCACCATATCTTATTAATCCTTTCTGTCCATCTTTCTCAAAAATACTTTTTAATACTGAGGGATTCATTTGTAAAAAATATAACATTAATTCAGAACAAGCTTCTTCTATTTCGTTTATATCCTGAGTAAAAGCATAGGACATTTTTACAAATGTCTTTCTACAATCTGCTACTGCTTGATATACTTTATTCATTATTGTATTCTATTTCTCGCAAATCATTTACCAAAACCTCTAACGCATTATCTAACAATACTTTGTAAGACCTAACTATTTCTAAATTACGTTTGCTTTGTATTCCTGCAAAATATCCATTAACCATTACAGAAGTATTAATAGGTATTATCATTAACCAATCATTCCAATTTCCCATTGAAACATCTTCGCCATAACTATTGTGATATTCTAAAACACAATCTAAAACCTCTTTAAAATTTTCAAACTTTGCTTTAGTAGATATGTCTTTTGCAAATGTTAGCATTAAGTTTAAATAGTCATTAACAACTATTTGGTGTGTAGTATTTGCAAATATTGGTTTGGTCATATCCAAATATAGAAAATTTTTCATTCTATATTCTTTTCCTTTTTTATTTTATTAACAAGGTCTTTGTAATAACTTATCTTTTCTACATAATCTATACGCATCATTTTTACATTTACCTTAGACATAAACTCTAATTCTTCAGCAGTTCCTAATCCATACTTAGCATCTAAATACATTCCGAACTTATACTGTTCTCCTTGTCCAAACATATTACACTTTACGCATTGTACTTGACAATTCTTTTCATCCCATCTTGTGTTGTGATGTCTACGAGATTGAAAGTGTCCGTTCTGTAGTTTCTTATAATGGTCTATCTTACCACAGGTAAAACATTGTGCAACACCCATATCTGTAGCATCTCTTAGTCTAATGTATTTAGAGAACCAACTATCTAACTCTTTCTTAAGTTTGCTTATAGGTTTTTTTACCCCCATATTAATTTCTGTTCAAATGTTGGTTTAGGTTTAAAGTATAAGTATTTAGCTACTGTTGTTTTTCTATTAAATCTAGTAGTAAATTCAATATCTGTAGTGTGTATAGGATAGCCATTTTTTTTAAATTAAATATAATACTAGCTAGTCTAGTAGCACCATATTCTCTTATAGCTTCTAAACTTGTTATATGTCCATAGTTTTTTAAATGCCATTTAATTGCATCAGTTTGTGTTTTAATTTCTTCCTTAGTTATTTTTATTGTTTTCATGTTAATAGTTTTTGTGATTGATAAAAAGGTACTTCTTTTGGATTCTTGTTTAAAGTATGTACTTGGTAATAAGCATCATTGACAGTTTTCTTGTGAGCAATAATCCAACGATAAAAAGTTCGTATATTAAGAAAAGGTTCAAAGTCGCAATATCTTACTCCTATATGAAAAGAATCACATATTTGATTAAAAGTCATACGTTTCATTCTATTTTCTGTCTGTAAGTCTAGTGCTAGTATCTTAGATAAAGATGCCATTGTTTTAGCATCTGCCCTGTGTCCTAACTCTACTGATGTCTTAGCTACTAAGTCTAAGACCTTTTCTGTTAATTCTTTAATGTTTTCTTCTTGAAGTGTTTTCATTTTCTATAGTTTTTTAATTTGTACTTAGTCATATCGTTTTTTATAATAGATTTTTCTTGATATTTAAAATCATCATTTGGTTTTACAAACTTACCATCTATTTCTATTTTACCACTATAAGCAAAGTAGTCATCTAGTTCTATTATATTTTTTCTATATATTTCTTTGCTTTTTCCCATTCACTTATTTGTTCATCTAATTTAGAAGTTCCTGCTTTCTTTGGTTTATCCCACTTAGCAGAATTTTTTGCCCAACGAGAAAGTCGCAACTTAACATCAAATGTTTTTTGCTTCTCATATCTCATTTTAGCATTTGGTCTATCAGAACTTTCTGTCCAGTAATCAATAAAATCTTGTTTCATTTCTTTAGGATAATCAAAGAACATAACCAAATTTTCAAATTTTTCTTTAATAGATAATTTATTATTTAATATTATTTCTTTATTATTATTAATAGTTATTGATTTACTAAAGGACTTGTTGTTAAGAAACTTCACAACTTGTTCTTCATTTATTTTAAAGTATTGTTTAGCAGGTACTCCCATACGTTTAGTTTCTATTATTTGATGGTTTTTAAGAGTTTTAAGAGCCTTTCTCTGTTGATAAGGGGTAAGGGTAGTATCTTTCTGTATATTAGTTTCTGTGTTAAAAAACCACCCATCAGTCATTCCATTATCAATAAAGTATTCTTCCTTGCTTATAAGGTCAGCTAGTAAGACTGTTTCTTTTAATCCTAAGTTCTTTGCTAATGTTTTATTTACAACTATAAATGCTGTACTACTTAATAACTCTTTCATAGTGTTATAATCTCACATTTGTAATCATACTCTTTTAATGCTTTGTTTATTATTTCAGTATTATAATCTATTTGTAAATAAGTTGTAGGAAGTTTATATACTGCTTTACCACTTTTAATTTTAAGTTTTATATCTGCATTAGTAGAAATTTTTACTCCTGCATTTATTAAAAATTCACAAAGTTCATCTCTATTTTTAAAAACTAATTTAATATTTTCAGAATTATTAAAAGCTGCATAAACTTTATTGAAAAAATCTCTGTATTTTTTTGTAGACGAATAATTATGTTTGTGCATTTTATAATAATACAATATAGAAGTTCTATCTTTTTTTATAACATCTGCAATAGTATCAGGATGTATGCCTGTGTTTTTTATACCTATTACACTAGCTATCATTCTTGAATAAACTAATTCTTGCTTTCTAGTCTTATAAGCTAAAGAGCCTTGTTGCAACCCTACTGTATTAGTAGTAAGGTCGCAAATGGTTTCAAATTTTTCTCTATCTGTCATGATTAAAAAGGTAAATCATCAGGAGTTGTACCTGCAAACTTATCGTTAAAAGCCTTAGCTACCTTATCTACTTTCTTTTGCACATCAGTACCCATTACCCATTGTACGAAAGTTTCTGCTTGGTTTAATAATTCATCATCAGTACATTTAGTATTATTAAGCTGCATAAATTCTATTGCACGAGTTATACTTGACTGTCTTACAATCATTAACTGAGTATCATTATTTTTATTAGAATTAGATGGAGTATAGTTATTAGATTTATTAAAAGATTCAGATGCAACTGCTTTAGCTTTATTATACTCTTGTTGTCCTTGTTCTGTAATTTCATAAGTTAATTCCCAACCTACTTTTTGCTCTTTCTTTTTACCTATGTTAATCTTATCTCCATTTTCCATCTCTAAATTATGGTAGAAAGTTGTACCATATTTTTCTGTTTGATGTGGTTTTATACTAACTACAGTTTTGATTTTACTTGTTTTCATATTTATTTATTTAATTATTAATAATTGATTATTGTTTTCTTTATATGCTTCTAACATATCATCTGTAAGATTTAAAGATTCAGTTCCAGTAATATTATCTACTGTATCATCTGCACATCTTTGTCTTTCAGTTCCTATCATTAC